GGAACAACATGGTGAGGAGCGCGTTACGCAACGTGTAAATAGAATGATAAGTAAGTTTAAGGCGCAAGTGGCAGGTGAAGCTGAACAAAAATCCTCAGGGATTATCAGCTCCACTTTCCACCAAATTCATGAAATAGCGAAGTTAGGAACCAATATCCCAGTTATAGCTGACGTTGCAGCTCCTGTTTCTTGGGTTGCTAAAGCAATTGCTGCTGTTGCAGAATACTTTGGTTATTCCAAGAATCAGGACCTGAAAGGTCTCTATAAAATGGGACAAGTCCCTGCTTATGGTTTCACAAATGCAAGTGGTCTCGATAGTGGTACTGTCTTGGGTTGTACTCAAGACAACTCTATCGAACCACGAGGTGACCTTTTCGGCTCCTCCGTGGATGATATGGATATTAGTGCAGTGTGTGCTCGCAGATGTTGGGTAGATTCATTTGTAATGACTACTACCTCAGCTGTTGGGGACTCACTGTACTCTTTTCCTGTCGCCCCCGGTTGGTGCAAATACGAACCCGATGAAAAGTGTTACCAACCCACTACTACCGCTTTTGTTGCTTCTATGTTTAACTTTTGGCGAGGTGGCCTTAGATATAAGATACAAGCTGCTAAGACAGCTTACCATTCTGGTAGAGTACGTATAATCTATATACCCGGTTCATTCAACAGTTCAGTTGATTCAGCTGAACAGGCGTATAACTGGGTGTTTGATTTACGTAATCAATCAGAAATAGAATTTTCTATCCCCTATAATAATATTTTAGAATGGCAACCTTGCAACCTTACTAACCAAGTAGAATCACAAACTAGCATAGGTACTATCCGTATAGAGGTGTTTAATCAGTTACGTGCTCCTGATTCTGTTCTCGACCGTATCCATTTTAATATTTGGATCGCTGGAGAATCGGATCTGCAGTTTGCTGTGCCAACATTTCAACGGTACGTACCTTCCCTCCCAAACGCTCCTACCTTTAAAGCCCAAGTTCTTGGGACTGCACAGGATCAAGGTTTCAATGACATGGTTGATAAACCACGTCTCTTTGAAACAAGTCACACTAATAAAATTGATCCCTGCAAGTATTCTATAGGTGAGTATGTGTCCAACTTAAGATATTTGACACGTAGGTTTGCACCTACACAGAATATTACTAGTCTAGCTACAGGACCTGCTTGGTCCTTCCCAAATTATTATTTTGGATCCGCCTTTAATCCAGGTGGAGCTAGT